TTTACCAATTCATAAGGAAGAGTTAATTGTTTTTCCCACACAAACTAAAAATAATCCCTTATCTTTTAGCAACTTCATCTGTATGAATTAATCTGATATTTCTGGGGAGAGGTTCATTAAATTCCACATTAATAACAGGTTCATCTTCTATTAATTTGTTGGAGAATCTACTGACAGTAGCAGAGACCAGACATCTTTGGGTTGGGGGAAACTGAAAATAATAGTCAATAACATCTTCCATTTCAGGTCTGTAGCTACAATCATATTGATATGAATCAATTTCATCTACCATGAGGAAGTAGTCTTTGTAGTTTTCTTTTCCTATGATGTTTAATAAGCTTGGTAAACTATTAGCAACAACTATGAACTTCTTGTATTTAATGGATGAATCAGCAAGGTATGTGGGTATTTTAGGAGGATTGAATCCTGTGATTTTTCCACCTACATAAAGTATCTTGTACTTATTTTCATCTCCTTCAATTCTACTATTCACAGCTTTACTATAGGCTAATGTTCTTGTAGGAACAACTACAATACTATTTCTTGGAGAATCTAATTCAAGCGTTGTAGCTCCAATTCCAGTTCTATTTTTCTTGATTAACCCATAAGGAGAAGTTGTGAATACATCTTTTAGATGAGCATCATCTCTTGGCATCATAAAGCTAATTGATTCAATAACTTTATTTTTCTCTAGCCAATTTACTTTGCACTTCAAGTCTACATTTTCACAGTTTACATCTGCACCATTGATTATTTGAATCATACTAGGATGCCCATCTTCAAATGATTTAGGGATTCCTGTACAAAATAGTATTTCATATCTACTATCAGGTAATTGATTGTCATCAAATGTAATATTATTTATTGTGTTCATAGTTCTTTTTATTAGTTATGGTCAAAAGTAGTCTTTTGTATTCACTTTCCCTAATAAAAATAAAAATGAATACATGGGAATTTACTGGAGCATAAAGTATTTCAAAAGATTGTTCTCCTTGATGGCTATCCTACTAATGTGTCCTTTAAAATCTCTAGGATTCTCACTTCTAATGATATACTTATTCCTAGATGTTCTATCAGTAGCATACATATTCTTCAATAAGGCTACATATTTTCTAGGTTTCAGTGCTTTATGTAGATGGTATTGGACTATAAGAGTCAGCCTATCCTGTGTTTCACTTGCGGAATAGCTCTTATTTAAGGTAAAGCTCCTTCTTATAGCAACTTTGAATGGGTGTTCCTCATCAAGTGCCCAGTACATAACTGCATTATTAAGGTTCTTGAAAGCTATATTGTTATCTGCTCTAATCTCCCATAGTTGGTGCAATAGACTATCAAGGTCAACAGCAAAAGCATTCTTGAGGTCAAGATTAGCTAACTCATCTCCTAACTCTTGAAAGTCTGCTACTTCCTCTGTTTAATCAACCTTAAGGTCTTGGCTGCTTCTACTCATATAATATTTATATAAAATATACACCTTAGTGCGCAAAGATACTAAAGAATCCCTATAGTTACTAGCTATAAAGATTCTTTTTACCACTTGTGGTGCTATCAGCACCAACTAATATTACCCAAATACATATTCAATAACCTTATTATTCAATATACTAATTGGAGAATAATCTTTCTTAATGTACCCTTCTGTTACCCTATGTGCGGATGAATGATTCAATGCAAACCCAACCTCTGCTGTACTAGCTCCACAATTATTCTGGGCAATGGTAGCCCATGAATGCCTGAAATTATAAATACAGATATCAGGAAGTTCATTATACTTGCAATAAGATTTTAAACCATTGTTTACATTAACATTAAAACAGTTACCATCCTGATACCTTTTATTAAAATTCAGAAGGTATTCATTATCTGACTTGTATTTCTCGAATAAATATAATATCCTTGATGGTATCTTGATTTCCAAATATGCACCATCACGCCTAAACTTCTTTGTCTTTAATCTATGATAACATAATACTCCCTCTCTTAAATTCTCCTTACGTAGTTCAAAGATGTCTGCTGTATTCATCCCTGCTAGACAGAAAACCATTTCTGCTACATCTCTACTTAATTCTGGTAGAGATACTTTTAAATTAGATTCAGGTATTTCACCTGTAAAGAATCTCTTTAATATATCTATATCCAAAGCTCTCTTCTCTGGAACATCAGCTTTAGGTATTGAAATCTTCCTAAAAGGTTGTAATTTGATTCGGATGATATTCTTATCATAATCATTATACTCTTCAAGAGCTGCATTATATATCATTCTAATACAAGTTGGATACATTTCCTTTGCCCTATTTGTAGATGCTAAAGAGCTAATCCAGTCTTGAATAAACTTTGTAGTAAGCTTTGAAAACATTATATTCTCTGACTCTGCAAACCTTTCCAATGATTGATATGCCCATCTGTAGTTCTTTGCATTCCTAACCATCCCCCTAACAGTAGCCATCTCCAAAACATACTTCCTAGCATATTTAGAAAAAGATATATCTTCATCTATGTGTTGTAAATAGGATACAACCTCATTGGTATCCCAACTGGATATATCTACAGCATTCAATCTATCACTATAGAGTTTAATAAGGTTGGAACAATAAGAAAGTATTTCAGGGTCTTTAATTTCCCCTTTACGTAATTTGGATTTATCTACTGTTTTATCTGTATTTATATATCTTGCAACTCTATTATGAGTAACCCTTATTAATACAGCAAACAAGCCATCACTTCTCTGTGACCTAACACATGCTTTAAATGTTGCCATAATCATCTAATATTTAATTGTTTAACATAACATATTCACTGCAAACACCATGCTTCCTTTATGCAAACATAGAGTCAAACAATCATTAAAAACAGACTATTATAACAATAGAAAGAGGGACTTACTATAAAAGCAAATCCCTCTATAACTTACTGATTAATATTGATTTATCAGATAGTTAAGTACCTAACCAGCGTATTTGACTATCCTTCTATCGCTGCCTGCGCCGCAGCTAATTATCGTTGCTTTTCAACGAGTTCTATAATATTGTACAACTATTTGTTAGCAGCGTTTTTCTATTGAAATTTATAATCTAAAGTATATTTTTCAATCCTAGTATCCTCTAAACGATCACTTAATGAATTCACTTTATACTCTATTGTCATTCTACTAGGTTTATTTCCTTTCTCCGATTCAAATCGGCTAATTGCAGACGCTATATCAAACGCACAATATTGTACAGTATATAATGTTCTTATCCTATATTCATCATCCGAAACATTATGCAACAAACACAACCCCAAATTACTATCAGAATTTCCATTAGAATCATACACCAACATAAAGGAATGCCGTTTTAACTCTTCTTGTATTGCATCAGTCGTACTAGCAACCCAGAAAAACATAGGAATAATTATAGTATGTTCATCAAAAAGTACAGGTTTAACTTCATTATAATTAGATGAATGAAAAGGAGCATTTGAAGGGTATGCATCAACACTCTCAAATCCAATTGATAATCCACTTATACAAACAGGATCACTCAAAAGCTCTAGATGTATTTCTTTCTTTTCTATATCAAACATAGAATCTTTATACTGACCTGCAATATAATACACATCACCAGGTGTTGAGAAAATCGAAATAGCTGTGGGTATTAATTTATACCCATCCATGGTTTTAAATGTAGCAGGAAAAGAATTTGTAGCTTTTGCAAAAGTTGTAAAAGTTTTCCAACCCTCTTCATCTTTATTACCATCATTTTCTTGCCTAGTCAAAATCACTTCCTTACTTACTCTTTTTCCTTCAGAATAATAATAAAAAATAAGAGTAGCGTGTTCACACTGTACTTTGTTTATCTCACGACCATAAGTTATTTTAATAGTACCATCTCCGTCACCTGCAAGTGGAGTAACATCCAAATCAATAACCGGTATTTCATCATTTTCAACTAGTATCGTCCACCTCGTATTGGAAGCAATATTTATGTAAGCTGTACCACCTTCTTCCTTTAATAAAACACGGTCGGTATTAGCTTCCAAATATACCTCAACATTCTCAGGTTGGCTATCAGAGTTTGAACACCCTATAATTAAAAGCAGACACAACCAAAGACCTATACAGCTTAAACCCTTTCTCATTTCCGTTCCATCAAAACACTTATCAATCTTTCTTTTTCTGCAAGAAGTTCCTCTAAATGTTTCACTTTTTCTTGCAAAACAGCAATATCCATGTTGCCATTCACCGCATCCCCATGGATTGAAGCCGGTGAGAAATCACCATGAGTTAAAACTTGCTCAACTTTTGCTGTCTCTTCCCCTGTGAGAAGCCAACGAGCGTCCACATTAAGTACATTGACGATTTTAGCAATCATATCAACGGAAGGTTTAGACGCTCTTTGCTTTCCTAAATAATTAGATATACTTGTTGGCACGATTCCAATGGCTTTTGCAAAAGCAGCTTTATTACCATCAAATTTTTCATTGACAATCCATTGCAGCCTGTCGTTTATGGTCTCCATGTTTTAATAATAGTTAATTCACTTGTTAAATCAGTATATTTACTCTTATAATCAAGTAGATTGATTATCTTTGCAGCATAAAGTTAAACAATAAACCATAAACCTCAAAGAAAATGGCAGAAAATCAAGTAAAAGTACGTCCAGCTTTAACGGATTTGAAAGTAGGCGGAGAGATTACTTTCCCCATAGCGAAAACCAAGAGTGTGCGTGCCCAGGCGTCTGACCTCGGGTTAATTCTCGACCGCAAGTATCAAACAGAGACTGATCGCGAAAAACGCACCATAACAGTAACCCGATTAAAATGATATCATATGAATTTCAACAGAGTCACTAAACAAATCGTCGTTTTTGTAGCAGGCTTCATTATGTTCTTCTGCTTACTTGGTATAGCAGGTACCACTGATCGTACAGAACAAATAGTTTATGCTATGCCACAAGAGGCATACGAGGCTATATATCTGAAACTCGGTAATGGATGCACCGACCGCCAAATAGCCGATGAATATATGGCCAATAAACAATATTACGATGCATTGTCACAATAATAAAAGAAAGTAACACTCTATGTTCACACTTGATTTCACAGATAAATCTGTCACTTATGACACATTCATCCACGATGTTGCTACATCAGTGGTTCGAATGCTTGCTGACACACGCAACGACCCCGAAATGGTTAGTCAGCGACAAGCATACGCAATGTTCGGTCGCGGTAATGTGGATAGATGGCGCAAACAGGGTAAAATAAATCCCTGTAAGCGTCCGGGCAAAGTTGAATATCGCACAGTAGAGTTACGCGCTCTTCAACAGAAGAAACAAGATTATTTCAAGTGACAATCAGACCTGATAGTGTAATGGTAGCACATCAACTGAAAGTAGTAGTTCAAATCTGCTTCGGGTCACAAAAGCAAACTGTATTATAAACCTTTTAAATTATTAATTATGAGCAATGCTATTTCATTGGCCAAAGAATTGCAACAAATGAAAGCAATTGACGTAATACGCAATGAACGTGTACGTAGCCAGTTTATCAGCGTGTATAATTCCATTTGGAAAGAAGGAGGAGAAAACGTCTATGAACGTGAAGCTATTTACTTCAACCAGCAGTTACGCGACAAAGATGAGTTGCGCTTATGCTCCGGAACATCTATCTTCTATGCGTTTATTGACCTTGCTGTCAAAGGTATCACATTGGCTCCTGGTGCGCAAGCACTGTGTTATCTTCTTACCCGTAACTGCAAAGTAGGAGTTGATTCAAACGGCAAAGAAGTTTGGGAGAAAGTATGCAGCCTCGCTATCTCCGGATATGGAGAGCTGGCACTGCGTGCAAAAGTTGGACAAATACGCCATGCCGACAATCCAGTTATCGTCTATGACGGAGATAGTTTTGAATATGGAGAGAAGAACGGAGTGAAGATTGTCAATTATATGTCTGCATTTCCTCGCAAAAGCGACCGTATTGTTGCTTGCTTTGTCAAAATCACACGTGCAGATGGGTCAATTGACTATTCTGTTATGACAGAAACCGACTGGAAACGGTTACAAGGTTATTCAGAGAAACAAAATTCCTATAAAGACCGCCGCACCGGAGAAACTGTAGTGAAAAGCAATGCACTCTACAATATCAATGGGCAGATTGATACCGGCTTCCTCATTGCCAAATGCATCAAACACGCTTTCAAGACTTATCCTAAAATCAATATCGGTAAAGGTTCCGTCATGGAATCCGACATCATTGAAACCCCGCAAGGAGGTTTCGATCCTTACAGTGGAATCGATACCACACAACCCGAACCACAGGAAAAGCAAGAAGAGCAGCATTTCGCGCCTCAACCTGACATGTCGGCAGGGGTAACTATTGACCCAGCAAGTCAAGGAGATAACGATGATACTTTCTAACCTTAATACATTGTACATATGTCTTCAGAATTAGCAATCATCAAGCAGGAAAATATACAAACCATAGTGTCTGCTGCTCCACAATCATATAATGACAATAAACTGTCATGTGAAAGATGTATCAGTGCCGGACAATCCATACTCAATACTATTACAGCTAATGGTGGGATGACGGACGAAATTGACAAAGAAGCAGCTCTTTTCATTGAAAAAGCACGTAAAACAGTCAGGAAAATGAACGAGAAACGTTCGCCTGTCACAAAACTTTTTGATGACATCCGTCGAGAGTTTACGGTAATAGAGAATGCTATTGACCCAACCAAAGTTGATACTATCCCCTATAAACTCCAACAATACCGTAACCAATATGCAGCAAAGAAACGTGCCGAAGAAGAAAAACGCCGTCAGGAAGAGTACAAACGTCAACAAGCGGAACAAGCCCGTATAAAATTGAGACAAGACATTGAAGGGGATTTTAAGGCACAATTCCAAACATATCTCAATCAATCCATCAATTGGCTCACTACAAAGGATAACAGTGTTACGCTCGAGAACTATAACACAGTGTACAGTGAGGTAAAGAACTTTTCGGTTTCTCTTCCTGCTGACTGGTTACATAATCTTCATACTCTCATCCGTATACCTGCCAATATTTCGGTAGACGAGCTTCGACAATTTGAAACTGACACAAAGGAACGCCTTGGTAAGCAATTTACCGAACAATACACTGCAGAAATCCAAGACAACAAGGATTTCATTCTTGACCGTCTGCCCTCAAAGAAAGCAAACCTCGAACGCATGGCACAAGCTGATGCGGCCGAAGCTGCACGTGTCAAAGCTGAAATGGAAGAACGCCAACGCAAGGAAGCCGAAGAGCGAGAGGCAGAACGCAAACGCAAAGAAGAGGAAGAAAAGCAAAAGGCGGAAATGGCACGCCAGCAAGCTGAAATGAACGGATTATTTTCTGAACAGGCTTCTATGCAGAATTATCAGCCCAAAGTAAAAGTCACTCAAAAGATAGAGTTACTTAACCCTGAAGGTATCATGCCAATACTCTCAATGTGGTGGAGTAAAGAAGGGTGCACACTTTCGGTTGAAGAGTTGAGTAAGTTATTCAAGAAACAAATTACGTTCTGTGAAAAACTGGCTAGCAAGGATAGTGTCTATATTGAAAATGAGAGTGTACAATATATTGACGATGTGAAAGCAAAGTAACCATGAGTCACAATCCCGATACATATTACAATCGTAGTGAGGTTAGTAACTCTGACCTCACTGAACTAAAAAACATTCTCCATCCTCGGATGCAATTCGGTGATAAAGAAGCTGCATTTCGTTTCGGCTCGCTGGTAGATGCAATTATTACCGAACCAGCACGAGTAGACTACTACCGCCTAACAGTAGATGATGAACAATATACCGAAGATGAGTTCCGACATGCACAAGAAATGCAGAAGGCACTTCGCATGGAAGCACGCCGCGATGAGTTCCTTTTTAAAGTGCTTGGTTATGCCGAAACACAGCGTTTCATGGTAAACACACAACAACAATTTACTTATTGTGGTTTCCCCTTTTCACTTGATACACGATGTAAGTGGGATTGGTGGCTCGGTCTTTTCGGCGGTGATCTTAAAACCACATTTGCCTCAACACAGCAACAGTTTGAAGAAGCGATTGACTTCTTCGATTGGGACAGGAGTCGTGCTTGGTATATGGACATTGCAGGTTCCAACCGTGATTTCATTTATGCTATCAGCAAAAAGAACTGCAAAGTATTCAAGAAGTTCATCAATCGGGATGATAAGGTCTACAACCGTGGACGCGAGAAATATGAAGAATTGGCTTTCCAGTACTGGTGTTTAACTCCACAAGACAATTAACAATGGATATATATTGCAAAGTAACTCAATATGGATTAGTTCCTCTGTATAATACAGACCTCGAACTAAAGAAACACTTGAAGATTGGTAATGTAGTCAAGTGTAAGGTTAGCAATCCCCGCAATTATGAGCACCACAAGAAGTTTTTCGCTTTGGTACGCCTTACTTTCGACAATTTGCCCCTACCATTAGTCGAAAAATGGCATATACATAATGAACAGGATATGCTTCGCAGATTCAAACGTGACCTTGGCTACTTCACTAACACTCTCAACGAATATGGTGAACATGAAATAGAGTATCTCAGTATATCGTTTGCCGCCATGGAACAACACGAATTTGAGAGGTTCTATAACCAATGCATTGACCTTGTTCTCAATAAGTACATCAAAGGAATTGACAAAGATGATTTAATCACAGAAATAGAAGAATTCAAATGAAACCACAGGTAGGACAATATCATTACTCTCCACACGGACGAGGATTCCGTATATACCGCTATACAGAGGTAACAGATAATTTTCAGTCAGCCTCTCCGGTACTTAACGAGCCAATCTTCTACGACCGTGAGAAAGCAAAGAAACGTGTTTATGAACTTAATGGATGGAAATACAATGAACAGACTCAAACATCATCTGCGCGTTGAACCATACGACTACCAACGTGAAGGTATAGTTTATGGACTGGAACACCGCCGTCTTATTATCGGTGACGAACCGGGATTAGGAAAGACATTGCAAAGTATCGGCATTGTTGATACAGCCAATGCATATCCTTGTCTTGTTATCTGCCCGTCCTCGCTCAAAATCAACTGGCAACGCGAGTTCGAGAAATTCACGGATAAATCAGCGGTCGTTCTTGACAATGCTGTACGTACGACATGGAATTACTTGTTATCTATGGGAGTGCATCAGGTAGCAGTGGTAAATTACGAAAGTTTGCGCAAATATTTTGTTTGGGACATCAAAGCGGAAAGTAAGCTGTTCCGTCTTAAAGATGTTGTATTCTGTCCTCAAATACAAATGTTCAAGTCAATCATCATCGACGAAAGCCATCGTGTGAAAGACCCGTCTGCACAGCAAACAATCTTTACCAAAGGTTTGTCTGTTGGCAAGGAATGGATAATACTCCTGTCAGGTACCCCCGTTGTCAACCGTCCGGAGGATTTGATAGCACAACTTTCTATCATGAACAGATTAAACGACTTTGGCGGTCGCGGAAAATTCATAGCTGACTATTGCACTGACCCAAAAGACAAGGATGCAGAACCGGCTGTACCACTTTCCGAACTATCTCGGCAACTCTATGATACTTGCATGATACGCCGTGAAAAAGCAAAGGTACTTCCCCAGCTACCTGATAAAACACGAGTAGACCTATATGTCGATATATCCAACAGTGCCGAATATAATCTTGCAGCTTCCGATCTCGCTACATACCTACAGGAATATACAGAATGTACAGATTGGGAAATACGCCGCAAGATGCGTATGGAAGCACTTGTGAGATTCATGACGCTTCGTTCCTTGGCCACCAAAGGTAAAATAGCACAAGCTGTAGACTTTATCAAGACATTCCTTGACAGTGGCAAAAAACTGATTGTGTTCTGCTCGCTTCATGAGATTGTGGATGAACTACAAAGGGTATTTCCGAAAGCCGTCACGGTTACAGGGCGCGATAGCGCAATAAACAAACAGGCTTCTGTGGATGCTTTCCAAAACAACCCAAATGTGCAGCTCATCATCTGTTCCATTAAAGCAGCCGGCGTTGGTCTCACACTCACAGCTTCCTCAAATGTAGCCTTCATTGAACTTGCATGGACATATGCAGATTGCTGTCAATGTGAAGACCGTGCACACCGTATAGGGCAAAAGGACAATGTAACCTGTTATTATCTGCTTGGTCGTGGTACAATCGACCATACGATATACTCTCTTATTCACCGTAAGAAATCCATCGCATCCGAGATTATGAACTCTGACGATGATATTCCGACCGATGAAATGTATTTCAATGAATTGGTCAAATCATTCTTAACAGCATCAGGATAATGGAAGTATGCAAAACAGATATGCAGAAAATTATCAAATATCTTGATGACGCTGCAAGAATGTATGACAATCACCCCGGACAACGTAATGTATGTCGCGCATGGGTAATAAGACAACTAATAAAAAAACTGAATAAAAAATTAGTAGTAACCAGTAAATAAAGTAATATGAGAATCTATTTCGATATAATATTTGTGGTTTTAAATGTCATCCTTTTTGCTTTGAACTTTCATTTTGCCTTAGAATCCAAATCATCTAAGTCATATACGTATGCCATCTTAGGAATGACTTTTGCCATTGCAGCTATCGTCTTACTTCTATCTACCGATTCAAATCAAGAATAAAAATAATATGGCAACACATCAAATAACAATAGCAAAAGCATCCAAGAATGACTTTGAGAAAGTATACAATCTGCTTTCTCCGATGGAGGAACTCTTCAATAATAGGTGGAGTAATGAGGAAAGCTGGACAGAGTGGGATGATGACAACGAGGATAAACTGGAACTTCTTGCCATCCGTAAAGAAATAGCCGAGGAAGAATACTGTGATGAGGATGAAGTGGACAACCGTCTTGTCTTATACGAGTTTATTAAACGCAGAATGAGATTATGCGGATGCAGCAACTGGCAGCGCGTTGTTACTGCCGCCGAATGTCTGATTGACATCTTCTGCGATCCGCAAGAGTCTTGTCTTGCCTGGCGCCCGGATTTGAAGCGTGCGATGTATAATACGATGCTGGGTGAATAATAATTTAAAACAATAGGTAATGAACATTGGATTAATAGACGTTGACGGTCATAACTTTCCAAACTTCGCTCTTATGCGTGCCTCTGCATATCATAAGGCAAAAGGCGATCAAGTAGAATGGGCTACTCCTTTCAACAGATATGATAAAGTTCTAGCGAGCAAAGTGTTTACTTTCACTCCAGACTTTAATTATATGACATTACAAGCTGATATTATCGAAAAAGGAGGAACCGGTTATGATATTCATAAGAAGCTTCCATTTGAAATATCTTGTAGCACACTCATGGATTATTCCATTTATCCACAATATCATTTTTCTATTCAGTTCTTTTCAAGAGGCTGTATCCGGAAATGCCCATTTTGTCTGGTTCGGGAAAAAGAGGGCTACATCCGGTCCGTCCACCCTGTAGACCTGAATCCCAAGGGAGAATGGATAGAAGTATTAGACAACAACTTCTTTGCAAACCCGAGATGGAAAGAAGCTATTGACTATCTTATAAAAGCTGGACAAATGGTTAATTTCCATGGTGTTGATGTCAGGATCATGAATGAGGAGCAAGCATTTTACTTGAGTAAGTTGAAATTGAAAAGAAGAATCCACATTGCTTGGGATTTACCGGATATTGACCTTACTGAAAAGCTAAAAGAAGTGACTAAATATATCAAACCTCGTAATTTGTCTTGCTATGTTCTAGTCGGCTTTAACTCAACAATTGAACAAGATATATATCGGTTAAACCGACTTAAGGAGTTGGGAATCTCACCTTTTGTACAACCATACCGAGACTTTAATAATGATCGCAAACCAACATTATACGAAAAGGATATTGCACAGTGGGCTAACAAACATCAAATATTTAAATCTTGTGATTTTGCCGACTTTTCACCACGAAAAGGATTCAAGTGCAAATATTATTTAAAACAATTAGAATAGAAGTAAAATAAAATAGCCCGTAAACACCTTGTAGTAATCAGTAAGTTTGGAATGGAACAGATGGCCAACATCGACAAACATTAAGATACCATCTATCCTCGTTAGTCTTGCTTGCGTTGGCAGTACGAGTTACAAGGTCGAAACAGTAGCAGAGGAAAACCAAATTAACGGGAAATGCGGGCTATTTATAAATAACTAAATAGAGCTATGGATGAATTTTATATGGTATTTGTAGAAGGATGCGCCACTCCTACCTACAAACATGAGAATTTGGAAAGCGCCGAAAATGAAGCGAAAAGACTTGCTACTCTTCTTAAGAAGAAAGCATACGTTTTATGTACAATAAAATCAATTGAAGATACTCAGTACAAAATTGAGGATTGTAGACCTAACGGAAGTGATTTACCATTTTAATAAAAATACAACAATGAAGAAAATTGAAATCGTTGAACACGTCATCAACAATACGACTATTAGTCGTTCACAAGCTATTCAAGCCGTAGATTGCGTTTTTGATGCTATTGAAAATTCTCTTTGTAGAGGTGAGAGTGTTTATATCCGTGGTTTTGCCACAATTAAGGCACACACCTCCAAAAGAAAGAAAGCACGGAATATTAGCAAGGGAACAACAGTTGTTATTCCAGCTCAACGCTCTGCCAAGCTCATCATTAGTAAACAACTTAAAGCTCGAATGAATTTATGATGCACACATGGTTTGAATGTAAAATCCGTTACGAAAGAGTAATGGAAAATGGAATGAACAAGAAAGTTACAGAACCTTATCTTGTCGATGCACTTAGCTTTACAGAAGCCGAAGCACGGATCATCGAAGAAATGACCCCATTTATCTCTGGAGAATTTACTATATCAGACATTAAACGTGCTAACTATAGCGAACTTTTCCCCAGTGACGAAGAAAGTGCCGACCGCTGGTTCAAATGCAAACTTATTTTCATCACGCTGGATGATAAAAGCGGTGCGGGAAAAAAGACTTCCACTCAAGTATTGGTACAAGCTGCCGACTTGCGTGATGCAGTGAAAAAGCTGGATGAAGGAATGAAAGGAACCATGGCAGATTATCAAATTGCATCTGTTGCTGAAACCGCTATCATGGGTGTTTACCCGTATTCTGCCGAAGAATCCATAACAGATACCATCAGCGAAAATGCCAACTCCCCTATTGTACGCAATTTCATCCAATCACTTCCTGAAGGTTGTAAGACAACAATAACAGTTGGAGGAAAGAAAGTCGTAGTCGACAAAACAGGAAAGGACACCATTGTTACACCTAAAAATGAAAACAGCCATGACATTGGAAGAGATGCTCTCAAAGGAAAGAAAACAAAAAAAGAAGCAAAAACATAACGATGAAGAACACCGCATACAATGCGCTTGTGTAAAATACTTCAATTTGAGGTATCCGAAGTTGAAAGGTCGACTATTCGCCGTACCAAATGGTGGTAGACGTGATGCTGTAACAGCATCAAAACTTAAAGCCGAGGGTGTAATAGCCGGTGTATCCGACCTGATCCTATTGAAAAGCAATCGTGATTACGGTGCGCTACTCATTGAAATGAAAAAGAAAGGTGGCTATCAATCCCCATCGCAAAAACAATGGCAAAAGATGATCTGTGAAAACAGAGAATACAAATATGTTGTATGCCATTCGCTAGATGATTTCATTCGTGAGGTGGATGAGTTTCTAAAAAATGCAGAATTATGGGACGAAATGTAAAAAAAGGGCTCGACTATTTCCCTTTTGATGTTGACTTTTTTCAGGACATAAAAATAAGGAAACTGATCAAGTACCAGCGTGGCAAGGCTGTCACTGTATATGCTCTCCTGCTTTGTCTTATCTATAAGAATGGGTATTACATGTTGTGGGACGAAGAGTTGCCCTTCATATTATCGGAACAAACCGGTTTTGAAGAAGCGTATATACAGGAGGTCGTCAAATGTTGCCTGGCACTAGGGTTGTTTTCTAAAGAACTCTTTGATAAGGAAAAAGTTCTCACTTCAATCGGAATACAAGAACGCTATAAACGAATATGTGATGATTGCAGAAGAAAGTGTGAATTTTCAGAGTTTAACCTTATTTCTTCCGAAGATAAACGCATTTCTTCCGAAGAAAAGCCCAAAAACTCCGCAGAAAGTACACAAATAAAAGAAAAGGAAATAAAAGAACAGAAAATACCTCCTCAAACTCCCCCTAACGGGGTCGTTTCGTCGGACAGAGGAGGAAGAATAACTTCGTCTCCTTTTTCTGAAAAATATTTTGATATTAAGGCAGAATTGCGTGGTAAACCGGGTATAACAGAAAATGACGTATGGGAAGCTATGCGCCTTGCCGAAAACGGTAAAGAATCATCTATCGGCACGGGACTCATCAAACAATGGCTAGACAACCCCTCAATGTGTGACTTCTATATAATCATCCAAAATCTACAGAGAATGGAGCGTGAAGGACAAATAAGGGTGATGTCTCATGAAAACTACTTTGTGTATGTTTTTCTGCTAATGAACCTGACAAAATCCGATGCAGATTCAGTTCGCCTATATATCCAAGACCCGACACTATTCGAAGAATGTAAAAAGCTGATTGCCGAAATTAAAAAAGGCGGCATCAACCAGCCCGGCAGATTCCTGCTCAAAAAGTTGAGAGAATGTCAAATGAGTATTAATAAACAAAATCTAAAATGAATAATATAAATCTACTATACGTCGATCTATTCTGTGGTGCAGGAGGAACGTCCACCGGAGTAGAATCAGCGAGAATAAATGGTGAACAGTGCGCAAAGATTATCGCTTGCGTAAATCACGATACGAATGCGATCGCTAGCCATGCAGCCAATCACCCGGAGGCAATGCATTTCACTGAAGATATACGCACACTGGAACTATCAGCTCTAGTAGCACACGTACAACGAATGAAACAACTATATCCAGATGCTCACTTAGTTCTTTGGGCTTCTTTGGAGTGTACTAATTTTAGCAAAGCAAAAGGTGGACAGCCACGTGATGCTGACAGTCGGACACTGGCAGAACATCTTTTTCGTTACATTGAAGCTATTAATCCAGATTATATCCAGATTGAAAATGTTGAGGAGTTTATGTCATGGGGTGATATGGACGAAAACGGAAAGCCTATCAGCATGGATAAAGGTAGGCTATATCAAAGATGGGTACGCAACGTAAGAAAGTATGGCTATAACTTTGATTTCCGCATTCTCAATGCTGCCGACTATGGTGCATATACTACTCGAAAACGCTTCTTTGGTATATTTGCCAAAAATGGATTACCGATAGTATTTCCGCAACCCACTCACTGCAAAAACGGTAAACAAGATATGTTTGGTCATTTGGAAAAGTGGCGCCCGGTTAAAGAGATATTGGATTTTTCCGATGAAGGAACAAGTATTTTTCGTGAGAAACCACTTGCTGAAAAGACAATGGAACGTATTTATGCCGGCCTGATAAAATTTGTAGCCGGAGGCAAAGATGCTTTTCTTATCAAATATAATTCCATGAGTCGGACTGGAAAATACAATGCTCCTGGGATTGATGAACCATGCCCGGTAGTAGCTACGCAAAACAGACTGGGAGTTGCACAGGTATGCTTTCTTTCAAAACAGTTCAGTGGACACCCCGAAAGCAAGAATGTTTCTATTAATGAACCAGCCGGAACAATTACATGCAAAGATCATCATGCGTTTGTATCAGCTCATTACGGTAACGGATTTAACCGCTCAATAAACGAACCGTCTGCAACCGTAACAACAAAGGATCGGTTCTCTCTCGTTTCTCCATATTTCATAGACCAGCAATATGGAAACAGCAAACCTTCATCTACAGAAAAGCCGCTTGGATGTATTACCGCCAATCCTAAATACAATCTTGTTAGCTGCAAGCCGTGGATTATGAATACAAACTTCTCCAACGTTGGTAGTAGCATAGAAGATCCCGCACAAACAATCACTGCAAATAGAAAGTGGCACTACCTAATGAACCCTCAATTTAATAGTGCAGGTGGTTCCATTGATAACCCATGCTTCACTCTCATAGCACGTATGGATAAAATGCCGCCTTATTTGGTCGCAACCGAAACTGGACGTGTGGCAATCGAGATTTATGATACCGACAGCCCTATGACCAAAAAAATAAAAGAGTTCATGGGCTTATACGGGATAGTTGATATTAAAATGCGGATGCTACGCATACCAGAGCTAAAGCGTATTATGGGGTTTCCAGAAAACTATGTGTTAATCGGAACACAAGCCGACCAAAAGAAATTCATAGGAAATGCCGTAGAGGTTACAATGGCGCGAGTTCTTTGTGAAGCAGTCAGCAAGAAACTACGCGAATTGAGAAAAGTAGCAGCATAGAATTATAGTAAAACAAAGTAGAAATGAGCAAAAAAATCTCCATAAAAGTAACTGAAGCACAACCGCTTCCTTGC